GTAAACGCCATCAAAACATTCGTTAAGGATAGGTTCGACAATACTTCTAAAGTCCGTACTTCGCATTGGTGCGGCCATAATTTACTCCTTAAGCGAACGCAGTGAAGCTACCGAACATCTGAGATGCTGATACAACAACACGAACGATAGTGTATGTATCGCCCCAAGCATTGCCTGGAACGGGCGAAAGATCAACAACACGCATTTGACCTTGTGAACTATTACCTACTGCTGTAGAAGCGCCTAGTGTCGCTTGTGACAGACCTGTGGTAGTAGAACCATTGGTTATATTGCTGAAGTTGTACTCATTACCGATACTGGTTTGAGCCATAGATCCGTCTGCTTGGATTTCATAAACGATGTTGTTATCGTTGTAGAAATAAGCAATGCAAGATCCAGTGATGTATGTAGTACTGGCAGGCCAGTAGTTACTAACACGGCGGCGACCTGTTGAGTCTGTCCACTCGCAACCTGCAAATGCGCCAGAAAACGCTTCTGTAGTTGATACGGGGACGATTACACCTGCTGACGCAGAGTATTTAACTGGCTGACCCTTCAAAATGTTTGAAGAGTATCCAGAAGTGATTCCTCCTGCTAACGCCTGAGCACGATCCAAACCTGATGGATGGAACGCAGGGCGTAAACCGAAGGGTTGCAATAATGCTGACATATGCAAAACTCCTTAGTTACTTCACCTACCCAGAAAATACGGGTGCGGGAAGTGGTTCATCAATTTTGCCAATACCTTCACCTTCTAGTCTTCCAAGTGACTTGCCATTACTGTCTCGACCCATTGTTTGCTCCGCTTGGATGCGAATTTTGTTCGCTTCCTCAAGAGGCATATCATGGTGGAAGTGTTGCATTACTTCCTGATACACATCCATAGGGATCTTGTACAGTAACATTTCGTTGCAAGACACATATCCAACGTGTTCACCTGATTTGACTTTGTGGCTTTCGTATTGTGGTACTTCCTCAGTTTTCACTGGGACGTATCCAAGACGAATCCGCTTGTCAATGCTGTCATATGAGTTAGTAGTTGATAACCAACACACGTGCCAACCAGGGATTTCAGGGACATCTGGCAATGCTCTTTGTGTCCACTCATCACTCCACATCTTTCGGCGTTCCTGTGCTGAGACGAACTTCTCTTCTGGTGCCTTGCGGGATTCATCTTGCTGAGCACGATTCTGTCTACCGCCTGCATTCAAAGATTTTTTTAAACGTGATTCCATAATTAATTACTCCTTTGTGAACGTGCTTCCATTGCATAACGCTTTATCATCTTTGCTCTCTTCTGGGGGTCATCCCAGAATCCTGCGTCCTTCATTGCTCTCACCTGTTCGGGGTTGAGTGTGAAGGTGTTACGGCCTGCACTTGCCGCTGATGATTCACGTCCTGAACTCGTCACAACATTCCTAGGTCGTTGTCTAACTACAGGTTCATCGTCTGTGCTGTCATTGTATCTGTGCGGGAGACGTCTTTGCAAGCGATTATCTAACTCATCCCAGTAGGCAGGATTCTTTGGGTCCCAACCCTCTTCGATCAGTCGTTTGTCAATAATCTTTGCAATCTCAGTATCCTCGTCACCGCTATCTGGGCTATACCAGTCATTACGTTTCATCCACTCTGCGGCGTTGCGCTGTATCTGTGGATCGGGCAGGCTACGGTCATTGTTTGGCTTAACCGCCTGAGTTTTCACGTTTTTCAGTGATTCGATCTTCTGTCTAGACTCGTACCACATCTCTTGCGCTTTAACCAAAGCCTCGCCATCACCCGCTTGAGTAGCCTCTTGAAGCTTGAGCTTGGCATATTGGAACTGAAGCTCAGCGTCCTCTATAGCCTTGTCAACCCTCGCTAATTCTGCGCCATGTGTGCGTCTTTCAACATTAGAGAGTCGTTCCATTAACTCACGGTTAACTCTTTCTAGTTGCTGAAGCTTGATATCCTTCTCGGCATGATCTTGCTTCGCTCTTTGACGGCGTAGTTTCCTACGGTTGATCTTCTCTTGACGTACCTCATCGGAGTCATCAGGATGATCGTTGTCCTCTGTTGAGGATTCTGCCTTGACACTTCCACCTTCTGCTTCACTTTCGCTTGCATCGGGGCTTTTGATGTCATCTGGAAGGTCAACCACTGCTGAACCGTCCATCTCTTCTTTGACTTTTAAGTCTTCTTCTTTGCTTTCTGCTACTTCACTCATGCTTTTCCCTCTTTACGGTAGTCTTGCACGCATTTACACATATTCCGCCATTGCTAACGGATCTCCTTTAACCCTAGAGATAACCTCGTGGTCGTTAAGAACCATAAACATGGCCTTATCTTCAACGTGATCTTCCCCAGGCACTGCAACTTCCCATCTATCCCCACCCCATTTAGGGACACGGATGTAATCACCCACCTTTACCCATGAACCTTCAGGCCAAGCCTCCATCGTGTCACGGTTACGGTAGGCCAACGGGCCAATCTCAATGACTTTTGCGACCATGTTCTGCCATTTTTCGTTCTCACGAGTTTCCTCGGCGAGAATAATGCCAGATGCGGTCATTTTCTTCTTCGTTCTCTTTAGTTGAACAAGTACTCGTGCTCCCAAAGGCTCTACACCTGCTTCTACAGCAGGAAAAGCCCATGCCAAGTCTGTATCACTCATCTTTTTCTTCCTCTTCTAGTTGTTGTTCTATCAAATCCAAGACTTTTTGCAGTCCAATGTTTATCCCGACCATGCGTTGATAGGATTCCCAGTTCATAGCGGAGCCACCTGCTAGAGATAGCCCGATATCGCCCTGCATTTCCTTCACTTTACTGATCAGATCTCCGACAAACCCGCTCATTTTTTCTTACTTGTGTGAGCTAGGCCACTTTGTTTCTTCTGGCTTTCGCCTTTAGAACCCAAACTTGTCCCATCAAGCTTCTCGCCCTGGGCTAATCTCTTATGCATGGGCACGTTAATACCCTTTTGCTCTGCATCACTCGCCATGTTGACCTCCTAAGTGTCGTTGTGCTTCGTTTTGAAGCGAAATTGCAGTGTCATACTGCTCTTGCTGAAGCTTAGCGGCGTCTCGGGTGAGTTCCGCTGAAGCTATACGCTCTTTTGTCAGGTTATCAGTAGAGTTGATAGCTATATCTAACTCCCTTTGTGCCTGCTCTCTTTGTTGTTCGCTAGTAATCTTGGCCTGCTCAAGCTGTGTATCAGCCTGGATCTGCTGACCCTTGAGTGCCATCTCTTGCTTATCACGCTCGGTTCTGCGCTGTGTCTCAGCCATTGAGGTCTGGATGAGCGCTTGTGCGTCTGGATCAAGCTGTGGCTTGGGTGCAAACTGCTGTTGCATCTGGATAAGATGCTGAAAGTCTGGTACCAACTGTGCAAATACCTTCTCACCTAAATCGTGACCAACGTGCTGTGATGCCATAGCAAATATCTGGTCAATCTGAGCCGTGTATTTTTCATTTTCGTACTGAATAGACTGCTTTCTGTCGCTTTGAGTAGCGTACTTTTTCATCATCTCAAGGTATAAGAGCGTGATGTGCTGTCTCAAATGCTCAATCATTGGCCCAATCAACTGCGGTCCGATAATCGGGTTCTGTCCTAGCAATGGGTTCATCACAAAGTCAAAGTGCCCTTGGATGTGAGCCAACTGATCTTGCTCAGGATAAGCAAACGCTCCCTGACCCAAGGACATAGCCACGTTCTCTTCTGCAACATTGTGCTTATGTGGCTCAGCCGCATCAACCATTAACTCGTTAATGCCAGGCACCTTCATCTGCTTTAAGAATCTCTCAAGCACAGCCTTCTGGTTGAACTGGGCAGGATACTTATCCATCAGCGCCATTACGGCCTGAGACTGAGCCATCCTCTGCGTTTCAGAGAAGATGTGTGGATCAGAGACTGGAACTACATCTGTGTTGCGCTCAAAGTCTTGCTTGGTTATCTGCAAGTCCTTGACAATCTCACCCTTGCGCTGATCATCCAAGTACCAACGGTTCAGCCTACCAAGAATCTTAAGCACTCTGGCTTGTGAGTCATGAAGTCTGGCGTGGATAGCTGAGAACACAGCAGATCCCTGCTCAATAAGGGCTTGTGTGGTACCTACAGGCGCTTGAGCGGTAACGTCAGCTATCTTCTCCTCAGCCGTGGTTACAACGCCCTTGGCGGCCTGATCTAACCACCCCAATAACTCAAATAGTACAGGGCTAGGAGGGTTAAAAGGCATAGGCATAGCGATTTGCCTAATGTCATTGATTCCTGGTCCTGCCTCAATTTCTGCAACTTGGGTAACTTCAACTTGCTGAGATTGACCACTAACCTTAGCGCCTTTAAGCTTAAGCATAGTAGCGCTGTTGTTGATATGTGCAGTATCGAGCAAAGCACGAAGAGCGCCAGTAAGGGCGGCACTAAGACCGCCAATAAGATGAGGTAAACCAACTGCATATGCGCCCCTCCAAGGAATGAACTTGAACTCCACAACCCAGTCTAGCTTGGTCATGGTTTCGTCCCCGTCTTCCCAGTTACGATACAACCCGACAACTTCATGGTCTAAAGTGTCAATCATCAGAATATAAGGTGCCATCTCGCCCTTGGTATATTCGTCATCTTCCATCTCTAGCCAAACATAGGTGTGATAGAAACGTCTAACACCATCCTCGTTGTCTTGCCACTTCTTACCTTCAATCTTGTCGTTAGCCTTTTGTGCACCCGTTGGCTCTGGCTCCATAGTCGCACGGATCATGCTAATGTCACGGTACATACCCGACTTGATACGCATCTTGACTTCCCACTCGGTAATCTCGTGAACCTCAGTTGCACGCTGAGCGGTATAGAAGTTGGATGCGGCGAAGGGTACGATCACACGGTCAATCGGCAGAAACTCCACGCAGGGGCGCTTCTTGTGCTCGTCATACCACAGCTTAAGGTATTGGGAACCCCCAAGAGGAAGTTGGGTCAACAACTGCTCTTGTTCATCACGGAATTCCTCAATCTGCTCGGTGAGTTGCCAGTTCATGTAATCCCGTTTGCGCTCAGCACGTTCGGTCTTTACATCATCAACATCACCCAATATCTTTGTCCTGACTGGGCCATCAGGTGGGAACATCTCTTTAATCGCTCTGGACGCAAAGTCTACGCAAGACTCAGCCATCACTGGGTGAACAACTTTAGAAGCTCCAAAGAAGGTCGCACCACCTGGGCTATCGTTACCCATACCAGTACGTTTAATACCGTCCTCATACTGCTTATCCCGCATCTTACGGGCTTCTTTATCCTTCTCAATCAGGTTGATGTATTCAAGGGCTAATCCCTTAACATCAAACTCTTCAGCCAAGTTAGCGTAGAACTTTTTGTCATCAGTCGGGCCTTTGAAGTCTGGATCGTGAACAATAACAGAACCATCAGGAAGCTCTTCAAGCTCCATATCCTCTGGTGGCATCTCAAAATCGACTGAGCCGTCTTCATTCTCAATCATTTCCATTCCGTCAATATGACGGTTGTAGTCCTGCTCAATGGGCATTTGTGTTGCCATGTTTATCCTCTATCGATTAATTCGTGACGCATAATATTTATGTTGTTAGTTATTTCAACCTTGGCTTTTTTGTTTGCCTTTTTAGCTTTAACCTTGCCACCCTTTTTCTGACCCGTGTACTTCTTGATCAAAGCATCATATCTGCCAACGTCATTTAAATATTGATCATCAACAACTTGATGTGGAAATACTTTTTGAAGAGTTCCAGTAAAGTCTTGGGCACGTTTTGTATCAAGAATATGCTGAGTAGCGTCTGGAAAAGTTATTTGAACTGGCTTGGGAGGAGTTATTGGTTGTAATGCTAAACCTCGGATGCCTTTTTCATAAGTATTGTGATCAGCAGTATCCGTTAATTCAGCGCCAGGCACAACCTCACCCGCAGACAAACCCGTCATGTTAATTTGCATATTACGAAGCGAAGGTTCTGTAATAGCCCATTGAATATCTAATCCATTTGGTAATCCATGAGCACTGGTAATCTCAGGAGTCTTCATCCTGCTGTTATACCATTTACGTAGTTCAGAATCTTTTTGCATGGCTTTGTAAGCGCCTTCTGGGTCAGCTATTCCAGGCCAGTGTGGAAAGTTGAAATGCTCGTATTCACCAGTCTTAGCATTTTTCTTTACAAATCCATTGGCAATAATGTTATCAAAGCTGTACATCTGCTCTGGAGTCATTTTTGAAAAATCAGTAGCACGAAGATTTGCATCTGCTAAATGCATTGCAAAATTATTAGATGTAGGACCCATCGCTAAATGTTGAGCAATTACTCGATCAGGATCGTAATAACCTGCAAGTCTATTTATTTTGTCTTGAGCACTTTGAGCGGGATCTTCACCAGAAGCCCAAAAGTTTGGCAATTTTAAATGTAACTTGCCCAATCCGTATTTAGCACCACCTTCCTGCTCTGAATCTATCCCTTCTATATCTCCAACACTATGCAATATACTGTCAGATATAGTTTGATCTCCAGGGAAAGCAATATTTACATCTCCAATCTTTGGTGTATATATATCAGGTTTTCCTGTAGGCTCTTTGGTTGTCAAAGAATAAGGTAGATCCTTAAGCCTTTGACTTTCCTTCATTGATCGTCCTGCAAGATTAACTTTCTTGGTAGATCCTTCAGGTACTACGTGCTCACCAGTCATTTGTCTAATGACAGGCTCTGCAATTTTCATCATCTCTTGATCATTTGGAGATTTTGCTCTTTTTAAATTTAAAGGCAAAAAAGATTCTTTAGACGATTTCTTAATAAAATCGCCCATTTTCTTGAGGACGGCATCAGTCATTACCCCACCCTCAGACATATGGATCTCGTGTCTCATCATCTCCAAATCATCCGCTACGTGGACTTTTCCACCTCTTTGGTAATTTGGCATGAACTCCAAAGGATTAAGCGTTACCTGCCCATTAGCCAGTCTTAATGATGGGTTTAAGAATGACTCATGCCTTGGCTGAGCCACTTGTCCACCATCAGCATACGCAGGCAGACTGTTCTCTCCTACTCCTTGCTTCATCTCTGGGGTGAACTCCATGTAGTGCAGAGGAGTTGTCTTATTGTTTTGGGCAGTAGCGAAGTCATCCATCATCTTCTCTTTCTGCTCAAAAGGCATATCCAACCATGTTTGCTCAGGCGTATTGGTGTGCTGAAGCATATCAGTGATGGATAAGTCAGTGTTTTTTGGCGTACGTACTGGCATAGCGTTCAGCTTCATCTCAGCGCCGTATGGCTTACCAATGTCGTTGAAGACATTTGGTAGGCGCTTGTCATAAGCCTCCTTCATGCCTTCGCCTAAATACAAATCTTCACCTGTCAGTGACCGCAATGTTCCTTGTTGTGGCTGATCTAATAACTTTTTAGCCGCCTTCTTACCAACATATTGATTTAAATTTTTTGGTGTAACACCAGTTTGTTTTATGACCGTATTTCCATTGTGATCATAGCCAACTAAATCAGTACCAGACAAATGAAGTTCGTTTATGTATTTGCCAAGGTTATATCTATCCGCTTGCGTTTCACCATTAGTCAATGTTATGCCGTCATACCCATTGTCAACAGCGTGTTTGACCAAGTCCTTGCTAACCATCTCTTCCCAGTTCTTTTTGAATGGAGCATCAGGCACATGGTCAGAGGGCATGATGGTGGCATCACGAATCTGATCCATGATTGCCAATCTTTGTTCGCTGATGGCTTCACGTTCTTCGGGAGTTTTGGCTAACGCTTTGACTTCACCAAGACGCTTATGCTCTGCCTTCAATGCGTTGATTGTGGCTTCTGCTTGAGCCAGTTTTTCTGGATCGTGATATCCCTTATCCCTACCTGCTTGATGCCAGTCAGACTGCATTTCCTCAACGTGGAGGATCTTCTTGCCTTCTGGAGTCATGCGGTCAACAGTACGAGCATGAGCCAATACGTTTGGAATATCTTCCCAATGTGAGCTTTCATACTCCTCTGGATGGTTGGACAACTGGTACAAATGTTCCTGATAGTTATCACCACCAGGTAATTTATAAGAAGAATACCTTGGAATATTGTTATCAGTCTCTTTAAGATCATTGACATATGATTGAGCATCATGTCTTGTCATGAAAGGCTCTTCATTAACTTTTTGCCAATTCTCATCATACAACCAGTGAGGATCTCTTGGCCTTGCCATATCTGGATCAACTGGTTCTATGTAATATTTATCGGCGTTATTTTCGCTCAGTATCTTCTTAGTTACTTGGGGCACAGGACGCTTGGCAAGTTCAGCTTTGAACTCATCCTTCGTCATCTTGGGTAATGCTTTGATCTCATCCAAGTTTCTATCAGCCAATTCAGCCTTCTTAACGCCAGGCTTCTTGCTAAGCTCTGTCATGAATTCAGCGCCAGTACCCTTGGCTCTTGGCAACTCAGCCGCAGTCTTATCCACAGCAGAGAATAGCCTAGCCATTCCCTTGCCAATCATCTTATCTACAACACCACCGCCTGCAAATCCTTTGGGGCTATCCTTCATCTGGATCTCATGGCGCATCATATCCAAGTCATTAGCAACATGAACCTTGCGCTTAACTCTTCCGCCTTTAGCTAGGCCTTGTGTCTCTTGAGGGGTTACAGCAGGAACATCTCCTACTTTGTTACGCAGTTCATCAATTTTTCCAAGAGTATATAGTTGAGTTTTTAATGGATCACCTTCACCATGTTCTTCTGGATTGTTCAATACTGATTTAAATTCATTATATGTATAAGGAATATCTGGATGTAACGGTTGATTACTAGCATTTCGTAATTTAGAGTATTGTTCTTCATCTTTGAAAAACATACCATTATTAAGAGCACTATTAAATACTTCATTCGCTTGGCGATGAGGTTCAAATGCAGGATGAGTATCTAAAAAATTGTTTGCGTTTTTAACCGTTGACTCAACATGAGGAGCAACTTGTTGGCGTAAAACATTTTCTTCGTCTTTAGTTAAATAATCTGGCACCTTTAAACCAATACTTTCTCCAAATTTTTTTAACTCAGGTTGAGTATTAACAAATCCAGAGTTTTGTATATCTCCTTTAATTGGAAATCCAGTAGTACGTTGGAAGTCTTGCACCATAGGCAAGTACTTATCTACAGGTGCTCCATTACCTTTGCCTTTAATTTGATGAATGTTTGGTGTTCTTGAGTTTGCGTTTAACTCCTCAAGCTTTGAAGCTATATATTTTTTTGCGCCAATATCTCCTCTTTTAAGAGCATCTGTTACTCCACCAGGGAATTGATCAAGCACATCATCTTCAGTATATATTTTTGGATTTCTAGCTTCAATTGTTACGTGAGGCTCACCACGCTTATCTCTTAATGAGAATATTCTTGTGTTGCCTTGCAATACGTCAGGACAATAGCCACCAACACAGTGACCCATCTTATCGCCTTCATATGTCAATGCGTCTTCAAGTTGTTTCTGACGCTCTTCTCTTTTGTAAAGATTAACAGCTTCTTCGGGAGTTGAGCCAACAGATACTGATTGACCAGTTTTCGAATCAATTACTGCATGAAGATCAGGATAACCAGAAGGATGACCCATAACATGGGATTCTTCTATTTTGGGATCAGGCATCTTAAGCTCAATCCACTTGTGACCAGATGGATACTCTTTAAGAACAGGAAAGCCTTCTTGCTGTTGTAACGCTACGTTACGACTTGCAATATCTTTCTCTAAGTTTTGGTTAGCCACACGTTCCATCATCTGTGGAACGCTTATGTTCTTGAGTTGCTCAGGCTTGAGATGATACTTATCGCCTTCAGGCAAATCCAAATGCTGTTTGATCGTATCTACAACGTGATCAAAGCCAAGATCGTTAGCAAAGTTACGAGGATCAGATACTGAATAAATATTTTTATCTTTAAGACCCAAAAGCTCAGGCTGTTCTTTACTTATAGTTTTGTAATGCTGTTCATATGGATCGTTCAGTCTATTGCTATTAAGTCTATCTAAAGCATTGTCAGAAACAAACTCCCAAGCATTTGAAGGCTTTGTAGTTGACATACCTTCAAATCTAGAGATGTTATCTCCAAATCTAAAGTTTTCATGTGGTACATGAGCAGAATGCTTCATGCCCAACTCATAAGCATCTTCAGCTTCAATTGCCAAATTATCTCTGGCGGCCTGCATAGTTCTTACAGCACCTTCATCACCAGATTGTTTGGCCTGAGCAATCTTCTCATCTAACTTAGCTATCTTCTTTTGCTCTTTAGCGTTGTTGGCCTCAACCTTGGCTACTCGTTCCTCAATGCCCAAGCGAATTGGGTCATGAGGTGTGGCCATATCATTACGAACATAATTTTTGAGGTTGGTATCAATCCATTGGTTTAATGCGCCAAGCTTCTTAAACTTATCTTTGTTATCTTCTAGATGTTTAACGACACGCAATCCACCTTCGCTACCTATATCTTTTAGCTCTTTGATTCGTTCTTCAACAGCTTTATCGTGTTCTGGGCCGTAATAATAAGTTTTATTCTTTAATAAGGTATCTTGTTTTAATTTATCTAAAGCAGAGTTAACCTGCTTATTTACCCAGTTACCACCCTTCTCAGGCTTGATAACGTGCATAGCCATCTGTGGCTCACCAACTCCAGGGATAAGTCGTTGACCAGTAGCAACCCTATCAGCAATCTCCTGCCCAAGCATCTTTGCACCCTTTGTGGCGGCTGTACCCGCTCCTGGGATAACAGCGAAGTCACCTGCTGTGCTTGCCATCTTGTTAAGCATTGAGTTGGGGTCTTTGGCTAGGTCAGGGATCAATCCCTTGATATCCTCAGAGCCACCAGATATAGATCCTGGCTGATATCCTTCAAACTTGTTACGGCGAATGTCGTGCGCCATATTGTGCAAACCAATAGCTGTGTTAGCCAGATCAGCAGGCAATCCCGCTGTGGTGGCAATAGCACTGCGTCCACCAGAGTAGATCATGTCCAGTAACGCTCTAGCAGGTATGCCCATGCTCATTGCATCGGCTTTGATTCTGTCTAGATCTAGGGGTTGTTGGTTTGCTTTAGGGTTTGGCATAGCACCTCGCAATATTCCTTTGAGTGTACCCTTGCTAGATACTATTAATCAATGTGCAAAGCTCTTCAACCGTTAACTCAACCTGCTCAGGCTTTATGGCTGATTCAGGGATCTTCTTACCAATCAAGTCCTCAGCATCAAACAGCACCTCAATGAATACCAGTGAGTCAAGCCCCAAGTCAGATACCCTAGCATCTGGCGTTATATTGTTTGGGTTGATGTTGTACTTGTTAACCAGTAAATCTTTAAATTGGTCGAATGTAATCATTTAGTTCCTTTTGGGTGGGGTGGTTCACATAAAGCAGTGTTTGTTACCAATTCGACTCTTAAACCATAAAAAATGATTGTTGAACGATGATGTGGCGCTAACCCACAACTCCACCCCATCGCTATCATACCGCATATGGATTGACCCTTGGTTGGGGGTTGGCATCAATGTAATCTTCCTCATCGTAGTCTTCACGTGGAGGTGGATCAATGTTCAGGAATCCTGCGTCTCTAAGCCATCTAAGAGCCTGTGTGAGCGAATCAACGTAATCGTCATGTGTTGCGTCAGGGAACGCACAGATCTGGCTTATAGCCCCTTCTGCCCAGTCCCTTACATATCCTTTGTTCATGCTTGACTCTGGCACCCAAACCCTACCTGCCCGTATGATATTGGCAACAATTGATAACCGCTGAACTTTGTCTGCCTTGCCTGGGTTGTAGCTTTGTACGGGTAACTGTGCCCTTTGCAAGTCTTGGATCAAGCTGATGCCTGCGGCTTTGTCCTCCACCAGAATCATCTCAACTCGCTTCTTATCCTTGCCCTCACCGTATACAGTCTCAAACTCATCCATCACCTTGGGCTTGAGATCTGGGTATTGCAGGTGGTCTTGCCAGGCATCGAGGATGAGCACTGACATCGGACCATCCAAGGGTTTGAATACACCGAAAGTGATACACGCTGTTGGATCGTTGTGCGCCTTCTCTGTGAACGCACAATCGTAACTCTGGAGGATAAATTCAAACTTGGGCAGAGGCATTGGCTCACCCTGAGAGTTGTAGGCAGGGAATAGTTTGAACCATTTGCGCTTGACGATACCTGTTAGCTCAGGGTCTAAGATCTCAGCCAACACCTCCTGGCGATACAGTGCAGACTCAGGGTCGTACTGCTCGATCTGCTTGCGGAAGTTTGCTGATAGGTTGTCAATGTTGGCGTAGGTGGATGCTGTGGTCAGGGCTACATCACTCCCGTTTCTACCTACCAGATCAACAATCAGATCTTTGGGCTTGGGCGTTGTCGTACATACAACTTGGGTCTTGTCTCCCAAACGGATGGAGAAGCTGAGCAGATCCCAGGCTTCCTGTAGATAATCCCACGCCGCCAACTCATCTAGCCAACCCCCGTGGAACTGTGGCCCCCTGAAGCGCTCAGGCTCCGATGCGGGTATGCCTTTGATGATTGAGCCGTTGATCAGGGTAATCTCGTTATCGTCCTTCAGGTGCTTCTTAATCAAGATCTGAGGTATGACGTTGGTCAGTCCTGAGTCACCCATAAAGCACACATCCTTCAGGTCTGAGTGTGTTGGCGCTCCAACTAGCCACCGAGTCTTGGGATTAGTCCAAGCCTTCCAGAACGTCCACTCTGCCGCAAGCCTAGTCTTCCCTGCGCCCCGTCCACCGAGCACCATCCAAATAGACCAGTCCCAACTCGGGGGAACCTGGTGATCATGGGCAATACTCAGCCACTTGATCCTTGCGGCGTAAGCCATCTGCTCTTCAGGTGGGAGTACAGCGAAGTGAGCCTTCACCTCGGGGTCGGTCAATATCTCTATGACCTCATCAAGATCCTGCATTCGATGCCTGTTTTTTAAGGGTCAAATGCTCAACCACTGTATCCATTGCGCTCTTGGCTGTAACGACAATCTCGCTTTGCAGTGGGTTTTCCTTATCCCCTGCAATCGTTGTCCTATCCCCATACTTCTTAGGCTTGAGCTTCATAGCCGTCCATTTACGGGCATCTATGCGGTTTCTTTGCCATTGGATGTAGGAGTTGCTCAGTTCCATCCTGATTAGCTCACCAGTCCTGCGGTCAATCACTGGCTCTGTATCTGGGGTTTCGTCAGCTATTTGGAGGATCTCATCAGCAATGGTGTCGGCTTGATCTTCCCGTGCACGTGCGTATTGCTCAGCAAACTCTGGATGAACAATCAACCACTCATAGATCGTAGCCTGACTTGGGAACTTTCCTATCTTCTCATCCGCCTTCAGGATTTGTCTAACACTCATACCATTACTGATGAGGGTACAGATCTCTGCCGCTATTTGGGGCGTATATTTTGTTGGGCGTCCACCCTTGTTCTTGGGCTTTTCGGTTACGTTATCCATATTATTCCAATGTCGAACCAAGTTAATGCCTGTATTGTATATCAGGCGTTCTGGATTCGTCTATCCATGCGCCTTATTGTGGCTTTGTGCTGATCGTTCTCTATCTTCAGCGCTCTTACTTGGGCGTTCAGATACTTCATCCTGGCGCTTACATAGTCCAGATAGTCATTCATCTGTTGGAAGTCGGATTCAGTCTTTTGGGGATCGTCCATTAACTTCTTTGTGGCTGTTGTTTTCTTTGTTGCCATCATTAACTCCTAGTTATAGTTGTTGATGTCCTGCCTTGAACATTAACGCAGGTTACCAGTCTCAGGCTTTCGCCACACCAACAAGAATGAGGACTGTAGGTACGACCTGCACGTTACTTTAACTTCCCTGCATAGCCCTTTCGGGAGGTGGGAAAGCCTACAATCCTCATACTTGTTAGCTGTTGGCGGTATTAAGGATACTCATTTAATGCCACAGACCTTCAGCTTGGACACCAACAAATAAGAAGACTAGATCATTGTCACCTTGTGCACAGGCTCCTCCCCAATCTTCTTACTTGTTGTCAGGCACTTGTGCGCCTGATCCTTATCCCAACTCTCTCCACAGTCTGTACACCTGTAGATCACACCCTCTGTTACTTTAGTTACCCCTCTCTCTAAGTAGCGGCCTAGGAAGGTTCTGATCTTCTCTACGGGCATACAATTCTCTGTAAGTAATTATAGCTACATTCCATAACCCGATGCCAACTAGCATTCCAAACACAAATATCCAGACTTCAGTCATAGTCATATCCAGTTACCAAGCAAAGGATAAAGTCAATTATCAGCAATATTGCCATGATGGGTAGTACAGTCATTGCAAGATTAAATAAGAGGTCACGCATCAAGTGTCTCCTTGAGGTTATCTACCAACTGCTGATTGGCTACCCAATAAAGGATAGGCATCTGAGCATTTGGCATATAGAATTTTACCACGATTGAGTCATCAATGAGTAAATTTTGAAAGCCTTTTGCACCTTCTTCAGTCTCAAATATTCCGCCAATCATTGCTATATCTTTCATGTGTTTTTCTCCTTGAGTTTGGCTTCGATGGCCTCCAATGTTGATGCGGCAACACGGTGAAACCCAATAGGCGTATATGGATACCAATGCAACACCCAGACGCTATCTTCCGCTACAGCCTTATGCCATTCTTCTGGTGAAACAAAAAAGTCGGCTTCATAAAATTCTTCAACAGTTTCGTAAACATCACGGTGTTCATTGTGACTCAGATATAAACCACATTTGTGTTCTGGTAACCAGTTCATGTGTTCTTTTCCTTAAAAACTTCGTTAAAAACTTTTGCACATATTTCATCCCATCTATCTTGCGAATATTTTTTATTTGCAATGTCTTCATCTTCAGTCACAGGTATCCAATTGTCATTTTCATATTTATACCACCAAGGTTTACCGTCTTTATTCCCCAGAAACAACATGGTTCTTATCCTTTAATTTAGCTTTTCTTTCTTTGCTAATAAAATGCGTGGTCAAAATAAAACCAAGCAAAACGCCATCAACAATACTTAACCCAATGATTAAAAAAATTTGTCCGTATGTAAATGTAATCATGTGTTCTTATTCTTTAATTTATCTTCTGTTTCTTTAGCAAAAGCCATAAACCAACTAAACAACCAAGCGTTTTGTTCCCCATTATTTAACGGAACTCCATGCCTTGCGCTCCAATCAATTTCAGGACAAGTTTTTCCTTTTATAACTATTAACTCTTCCTCAGTCAACCCTACCCATTCTTTAGTTTGTGGTGTGGTGTAAAGAGGAATCTGAAACATTCTCGGGGTAAATGAACCACGCTTATCATGCTCTGCTTTTAAGTCTTTGTGCATAAACTCTGCGTGTATATCGTTGCTGTCCAACCATCCCACAGGCTCATCCTGCTCTTGATTTAGTGCTTCTTCTAGAGCTTTAATAGCATTTTTAGCTCTATCTGCCCAATCACCACTAATTATTTCAACGTGATACCAAGCGGTTTCCAACGCCTTTAACGCTAGTTCCATTGCTTCTTTACTCATGTGTTTTTTCCTTTAATTTAGCTTCAACTAAATAACATAATTCTTCCCAATGTGGGGTTTTAGAAGCAAATTCGGACATATCTTCCTTAGTTAGTCCTACCCATTTTTTAGTTTGTGGTGTGGTGTAGAGCTTTGTGCCAGGCTTCAAGTCTCTGTAAAGCAAACCTGTACTCCAGTCATGATCGGACACTTCGCCAACAGGCTCACCCTGCTCTGGAGGCTCCCAAAACTCACATTCACATACATATCTATCTTCACTATGACTAGCATTACGGACAAATCCATGTGGTGCATCTGGATGTGTTTTACATTTAGGTTCACCTTGCTCTTGCTTTAGTGCTTCCGCTTTTAATTGTTGCGCATGTTCCATCTGTTGTTTTTGCCACTCAACATTTTCTTTTGGGTATTGCAACAAAACTTCATTATTTGAGCTTGCTTGTTCTTTTTTTGATGATGGGCCAAAAATAGGAAACATTCTGACAACATCTATTTTTGAATAAGGAAACATTTCTTCATAAGGATAATTTTTAGGCAACTCATCTTCAAAAATCCACGCCACAGGCTCATCTTGCTCTTGTTTCATTACTTCTTTAGTCATTCTTGAACCCTTGCTCTAATTTCCATAGCTATATCATGCGCATAATCTAAGTAAAGTTCATCCGCTACCTTGGCACATTCTTCATTTTCAATCTTTGCTAGTTCTTTAGCAAAACTCTCAATTACATCTGGAGTATAAAATTCATCTATACCAGGCATAAATTTCTCTGCAAGTGTTAATATTTCTTTAGTCATGTATTGCGCTCCTTAATCTTAGCTTCTATACGCCTTGCATCAAGTAATAGCTGGTCGTGGTTATAGTCAGGATCTCCTCTGTATGTACCAAAGATGCCAAAGATATCCTCATCAGTCAACCCTACCCATGTGCGTTGTTGTGGTGTGGTGTCTTCGTACTTGTCCAATACCTCACGTAGCTTTTCAAAACCACCTACCGTATCAGACATAGCGATTAACTTTGCGTTTTGAACACGGGCAATCCGTTCCCAATCTGTCGTTACAGGCTCAACCTGCTCTTTCTTTAGTGCATCTTCTAAGGCATCAATGGTTGCATAAAACTTTCTATCAGTTTCAGGATTAAATCCCAAAGGAGATGTATTTTTCAACGCCTCAAGCGCTTGTTTCATTACTTCTTTAGTCATTTCCTCTCCTATTGAGTTCTGTAAAAAATAGTGAGTATCAATCCAACTTGTCCCAAAGCCCAACCACAAAATGCTACCCCTTGCGCTACATCACCTTTTTTAAAAAAATCAAACGCACAATAAACATAAATTATAAAAATAACAATCAAGCCATAAATACTCATGATATTTTCCTTTCTTTAAATCCTGGGCATCTCTGCAACATAAACACAAACTGCCTAGGCACATGGTCTTTAGGGTTTGTACTTACCTGAGCCTTGATAGCGTTGGAACATTGCCAACCACTGCTTGACTTTCCTATGTGGCTACATTCAACGCACATAATCATGTCCAGTTCCTCTCGATCCCGTTTAAGCAGGGTATCTATCAACTCATCACAGTTACGCAGTTTGGCGAAAATCTGGTGCCTTTTGGATGCCCTCTCGATCTCCTCCTCAGTCATCGCATCTATTGCCAATTCATTTGCGACCATTTTTTTCCTCATTCGGTAAATCCCCCAGTATGTAGATTGTCCACCCACATACTACGAGAAAAATAAGACACGCCAACATAAAGTAAATTACTGATACTAAAGTATCCATCATTTGGACTTTCTCATATGTAGGATGATGTCCACAATGTTTTCAAAATTATTGCCAGTCATCTCATTGATTGACTCTACAGCGGCCTTGAGTCCTTGCTTATATCCTTCTTTCCAATTCTCTAATGGATCAAGTTGACGTTCAATGTCAGCGATTTGTTGTTTGATTTCGTCTTGTGTCATGATTAAATTCCTTGTAATTCAGTTAACTCATTTAAAGTTACGATTTTTACCGTACCTTTATCCATTGAATGATTCCAACGATTTGCGGTTATAAATTTAATTGCTTGCAAATATGTCAATGGAATTGTCTTAACAGTCCAAGTATTGTCATAATCGTTGTGCATAACTACTACGTTTTCTTTTGCCCATGATTTTTTCATTTTCTTCTCCCTTGATGCCCCCGAAGGGGCTTTGGTTTACCGTGCTGTAACTCTTACGCCAAATACTGCTGTGACCTTGGTATGCTTGGCGACCAACTCAGCGGGAGCTTGGAGTTCAGCCAATAAAGATTTGTAGTCAACCGTGTTACGGTTTGTTTCTGTATATGTGGCTTTGAACAATGTGCCTTCAACAACTTTATCTCCGCCTGCTGATGCATTGTCTTTGATCTGGTCTTTGATTGCGTCAGCCTTGGCTGTGAGTTCTGCGATACGTGCAAGTAATTCGCCGAGTGTGTCTACTGAAGAGAGAGGGATGTTTGCGTTTGTCATTTCGTTTTCCTTTTAAATTTAAATATCGGTAACCGATATGCGTATCTTAACTTAAAGTTAATGCTTAAACCATCCCAACACAAAATATTTATTATCGAAAACCCTAATTTCTTAAAAAAACAGACATTAAATTTGCAATCGTGTTGTTCAAAGCCAACAATTCATCCATCTTCATGACCTTCCACATATGTTGTCTGCCGTGGATACCGTTGTGGCTACCCTGGTGGCAGTCCTTGCACAGAGGGATGCATGTATAGGTTTGACCTTGCTTGATATGGTGAGCATCGCTTGGCCCCGCTTGGTCGCAGACTACGCAGGGGAGAGTCTTGATCATCCCCAGGTAATCACGCTCAGCCTTGGTTAGCTTACTGTTCATAATGTGGCTTTTTCTATATTGCGATTAGAAGCCTCCTGCGACCTCCATACAGCGATTCTTTCCTGCGCCGCTATCATCATCCACCTTAACCGCTCTTCGTTCTCTACAGCCTCTTTAAGCGCCTGCAAATGGGCTACATACTGAGTGTGGCTGTACGCCTCCCTCTCTTGCGTCACGGCTGTCTTATGACCAAAACTCTCTGCCTCAATCATCAGTTGAGCCTTTAAGGTCTTGCGGTACTCTTCCATGTAGATGCGCTCTGATTTGGCTTTGGCGTAGGGCTTGCTCTGATCAATCAGAAAGTCAACGGCTTCTTGTGGGTCAATTTGTTTTGGCTTTTTCATTCATTTCCTTCGGTTGTTAATTCTTCAGTTCTGTGTTGAGTGCAGGCTTTACCGCAGTACTCACTCCAATTCTTTTGTGTTGTAACTTTCGATCCACATCTGGTTATGTAGTGAAAGTTGTTATCATAAAAACGATATACCTTACATCCATCAAATTCTTGGATTATTTGTGGTTTATGCCATTCAGCAAGTTGCTGTTCCGATGGTGCTAATAAATTAACAAGACCAATGGCACCAACAATAAATGCAACAATCACACCCAATCCAATAATCAGATGTTCATTTCTCTCGAAAAATGTTGGGGGTTTATAGGGTGGGTTTGTGTATTCATGGAATTTAACGTGAGGATAAATATTCCTTACATCAACAAATCCACTTGCATATCTTTCTTTATTCATCTAACTCTCCTGTATCTTGGACCATCAGGAAATAAACTAGGATATTGTTCGTGATCCATAGCGCCTGGTCTTCCAGTAAAAGCCTTTAGCTCTTTCCCGTCATAAGATCCTACAAACCGATCAATCTTTTCTATCCTGGGCATATGGCGCTTTACAACTCCCAATTCCCTGTACTTCTCCTCACCCTTTGGCGTTACCCTCAAAAGGGAAAAGAAGTTATTTGTTTCCCCTCTGACAATATATCCATCCGATAACAATGGAGTGATGATGAATTCCTCAAGCCTGAGTATTGACTGGGTATAGTTAATCTCTTTTCTAAGCTCTTGGGCTGTCAAGCTTGATCTATTGATTCGCTCAAGTGCTTGGTGAATCTTGCTACCCGCCGTGTATTTACTGATCATCCTGTTGTATCTCCACTATTATCTTTCCTGGTTTGTCCCCGTGCTCCCAATTGATTTCAATCGGTCTGAAGAACTTGTCGTTAACCTGTAAAGCATCTGCCATACCATCCAATAATGATTTACTCGCCGCCAAGCAATTATCAATATCACGATGTCTCTTATCTGGCATCACATACATTAACTTGAGCTTAATGCTACCACGATTCCAAGTCCAATTTCCTTTTGCCTGCTTTGTTAAATAAAATCCCGTCTCACGACATTCGCCCTTCAACTTGTAAAGCTTAGCCCATGCGTGACCATGCATCCTATTTGGAAATAGTTCTTTTGGTGGGAAGGGTAGTTCAACTCTCATCTTCAACCATCTGTATTCTTTTACCAATCCAAGCCATGACGGGTACAGCCATTGAATTGCCAAGCGCTTTATATCTTGGACCATCGGGTGTGTCTTTTCCTTTTGGCTTGATGTCGGTGTAGTTATCTGAAAATCCTTGTAATCTCTCGCATTCAACTGGGGTCAGCTTACGTACTGCCATGTTATTTAGGACTGCGGCGCTTTGGCTACACGTTAATCCATGATTGACATCAAGTGTATTCATCTCATCTGGTCTTGCATTTGAATTAAATGCCTGAACAATACCTAGTCCACCTTGATTCTTACTTGGATCAGGCACTGTAGTATCTAAAGTTTTGGACAATTCAACCTGCCTGCATCCGCTATCTGGATTTTTAGACTTCATGCTATTGCTTGCAAGACTATCAAAAGAATATGCAACTCCATGCTGATCTGTGCTATTAAGAGTAAATGATATGTCTTCATTTATTCCTAAACCATTTGCATTTTGTGATGTTGAACCTGAACCTTGAAGTGAATAAGAAACCATAGGACTATTTCCACCGCCAGTTCCCATGAATGCTTGCAAAGTGTTGCTCACTCCATCATACAAACGAACGCCATCTCTACGGCTATTCTCAAATGCAATCATGTTGAAGCCATCTGCTCTGCTCCATTCGTGACTGGTTGTTTGGAGGCAGTTAGCAAGGCTTGGTACAAATTCTCTGGTAGTTTCTTGCCTCTTGCTTCTGCTCGGCGGAGTATCCCTGCGCAAGCTTTCTGGCTCAAAAAGAACCTTTGCGGCAGATTCCCAGTCTCCAAGACATCCGACAACAAACACACGTCTGCGTCGCTGGGCCACTCCGAAGTACTGAGCGTCAAGGACTCTGTAGGCCCACCCATACCCGAGTTCTGCCACCGCCCCGAGGAAGGAACCAAAGTCCCGTCCTCCCGCCGAACTGAGGACACCTGGCACGTTTTCCCAGACAAACCATTTGGGCTTAAATTTATCAAGAAGTCCACAATAGGTGAGCATGAGGTTTCCTCTTGGGTCTTCAAGTCCTTTTCTAAGTCCTGCGACACTGAATGATTGACATGGGGTTCCTCCGACCAAAAGCTCAATTGTTCCAAGATTCCACTCCTTATATTTAGTCATGTCACCAAAATTAGTGACGTTTGGATAATGATGTTTTAAAACTTCTGATGGGAATTTCTCAATCTCACTAAATCCTGCCGCTTCCCAACCTAACGAATGCCAAGCAACTGTCGCCGCTTCGATACCACTACATACACTTAAATATTTCAATTACAACTCCTATGGATTAACTTTGAGTTAATGATACCACATCAAAATGCTGTCCTAAATCTCATGGGGTTCATCCCTTGCTCTTCAACATATTGCTGTGAGTCTTTGTGGTACCAGAGGTTGAATGATGGCTCATCTTCCCCGTTCCTTTGCTTACGGCAGAGAATCATTGCATCTGGATCTGATTGTGCGGCGCTCAGTGGTCCTTTATTCTTTAAGTCGTCCTCTTTTCTTTTGTTCCTCCAAACGAGCATGATGTTGTCAGGTTGGTCGGTGATCGAGCCTGAACCCTTGTTGTCGTGCTTATCGGGCAACTCGTACTCATCCTTGGGCTTACGCAGGTGGTGGACAACATGGATGTGACCTGCATAATCCCTTGCCAGTCCACAGCATCTGTCGATAAAGTATTTCTGCCCGTTGTAGTCATCCTCACCCATCACGCACTTCATCAGCGAGTCCACAAATATGTGCTGAATCTTTAGCTCCTCAAAGCAATACTTGATCATTCCAAGTACAGTATCGGGCTTTACCGAGCCTTGTTGGTCATAGAACCACATACCCTGATCCAACCATACCCCAAACTCGTTATAAAGCTGTTTGAGGGCTTCTAATCCCTCGGGGTTCATAAACTCCTTGGACGTTGGATTCATGCCAATGTACTGCCTAGCCATGCGCTTCATGGTCGTCACAGGCTTCATCTCAAAGCTTGCGATACAGACCCTTTGCTGTTGTTGGATCAGCCCAAGTGCCACCTGGGAGGTCACCATAGACTTCCCGTGCCCGTTCTGCCCTGCCCAAATCGTTACCTCTCCCTCCCTGAAGTGAAAGAATGGTGCTGTCTTCGCCCAAGGTAGGGTGACTTTCTTACCGTCTTTGTGCTCCTCAAGGTCTAGGATCAAGTCTTGGATGTAGGATTTGGCGGGATGTACCCTCGCCTGCATCTCGGTGGCTTGCAGATAAGCCTCAAAATCTACGTCATCAGGCAGTGTGTTCATTTGCTTGCTCCAATTCATCAAATCCAGTTCTTGAGTCGTATATACGGTTGTAGTAGTGCTTTTCTCTGATTTCGCCCTGCCAAGTTACGCTGATGAAGTCTGCTTTTGCCTTCAGCAAGGCTTCAAACAGGGCTACAGCACGTTCTTTTGTACTGGCATAGGCAAAGACATACATCCCCATCAAAAAGCGCAGGTCGATGCGATCTAGGGCTTTTTCGTCATAGACCGTGATCTCGGGGGAGTGATCCTCCTCAACCCAGTTTGGCAGGTAGGGTTGGTCGTAAATAAAGGCCAGAGTTGGGTGGATGTTGCGCTTACGCAGGTCGATTAGTGCTTGGTGTCCTTTCATACAGCCCCCGCAAAAATGTTTTTCTTTTCTGGCACAGATACCTCATCTTCCCAACGTCTATTGTTCAGCCAAGTGGATGGGTGAGGAATAAATTTACCGTTTTCTCTTGTCCATTGGTCTGATCTGCACTGTGCTTCTAATCCAACAAGCATGGTATTTAGAAGTTGTTGATCAGGATTTATTTTCTTAAAAGATGCTTGCGCTTTAGCCTTATCTATTTTTTTAGGATAAGTCTTCCAGAACATATCAAAAAAGGTATTACTCTGGTTACTGGTTACTGGTTCTTGGTTATTGGTTAGTGGTTTATGGTTAGGTGGAGCTTCGTGCACGGTTCGTGTACGCTTCGTTCCTTTTTCTCTACGCTTCGCCTCTCTCTCAATAGCGATCCGTTTATTTATTACGGAGTTGTTATGGTAATTTTCAAGCTCTTCACGTATTCTGTTCTGAACGTACTTATCGCCCTCAAGTAAGAAAAACTTCTTAAGAACAAACTCAACAGCCTCTATTTCCTGTTGATTAGAAGCCCACGTCCATTCAATAGCTTGATCTAGCGTGGGGAACTGTTCACGGTCATAACACGCATCGAGAAGAAGCGTGTACGCTCCGTGTTGTAGCATGGTCAAACGACCTGCTTTCTTGGCATAATCGCCAATATTTTTTTTGTAGTAATGCATATATTTTCAGACCCGTAATGTAGACCCTGTGAAAGGAAACCTCGGCAGGAGGGGTCTGTTCTCTTTTCGGTATGCTCATGACTTCATACCTAGCCGTGTTTCGCTAAACTATACCATAAAAATATCAGGTCTAAGAACCTCTCTTTTCACCAGTCCTTGGGTAGCCTCTTCTATCTTGATGGATAGGGCAGGAGAGGGCTTACGATGCCCGTGGATGAGCAAAGATAACCAGGTGGCAGTTACCCCCAGGTATTCAGCCATCTCCACTATAGCGCCTTTTGGCTCGTCTTTAAAGTATTCATTCAATGTCATTATTGTCCCCTATTAGCAATAATTATTTTCATAGTTTGCTCTTGTGCTTCATACAAAGGAGCCGCACAATCTTTGCATAGTTGAGCATTTATCCCCAACCAATTAAACGAAAATTGTCTATGTGGTCTTGGAAATTCCATTCCAGGATAGTCACTGCATTCATAAACTTCTGTATCAAGCGTTTTCTTGCATCCATCACAAATATGCTCATAGGTTAGCTTAATCATTCTTGCCCTCCATGGGTCTATTAAACATTGCCAGTCCTAATTGCCCAAGCATAACTGCCTTTAACTCTTCTCTTTCTTCTTCTGGATAATCAAGAGCAACCTCTTCTATGATTTTTAAAATGTCATTAGCCATTTG